GAAAGAGCCAGGCTCTTTGGTTTGCATCCAAGCGAAGGACGGCAAAGTGATTGGGATGGGGGCTCGAGTCCATTGTGGACCCGCCACTGTCCTCGTCACCGCCGGTCATGTTCTGAAGAAGGGCATGATTGCAGACTTATACCTGGCGAAGTACTCTGTGTCGAGTAAAGAGGGAAAGCGTGTCCTGATGGACCCGACCTGGAAGATTGAATACGGCTCCCTGAATAAGGAGGCCGACGTGATATCGGTACAGGTCCCCGCGGCTGTGTGGTCCCGTCTTGGCGTGACCGCCGCCCGCGTGCGGAAGCCTACTGTTAAAGTACCAGTCCTCGCCTATGGTGGGGAGGCTTCCGGGCTCCTACAATCCTCGCAAGGTTTTGCGACTCCAGATGGCAATATGTCTGTGGCCCATTCATGCTCAACCCGTCCAGGGTGGAGCGGGACACCCCTGTACGCAGGGTCAGACATTGTCGCCATTCACCGAAGATGGGAGGATATAGGCGTCAAGAATTTGGCGACGAACCTCTCCATTTTCCATGCAAACTGCGAATCCAGTGAAAACGGAGAGCAGGGAGCGCGCGAGATCGATGCTGAGGAATGGACATCTCGAGAGGTAGCTCCGACGGACGTGTACATTGCGGGCCGAGGGAAATACAGAGTTGCTGGAGATGAATTCTCCCACTCAAGTTATGATCCTCTGGCTTTCTCTAAGTACAAGAAGGAGAGAGGTGAGATGACGTGGGCTGATATGGTGGAAGGTGATCTCGATTGGGACGCCCGTGAAGAATCCACAGGAAATGATATTCCTTTAAACTGCCAGCAGGCGGCGAGCAAGTGCTCGTCGCCGTGCGTGACATGTCCGGAATCGTCTGGAGTGACGGAGAAATCCTCACCACAACAGGCATGCCCCTCATTGACTGTGGAAGATCGCGTGTCAAATTTAGAGAAACTGCTAGAACGAGTACTAACGAGCTCTGCCGAAACGCAGAGCAACATTTCGGTGATCTCGCAGACCTTAGTTGGCCTGAAAGAGGCTCGAAAGCAGAAAGAGTTAGCTTGCTCTTCCAAGCAGGTAGATTCCGCCCCACAGAAGCCCCCGACAACCTCGACAGCGCGTGCCGAGAACTTGAGCGAGAATACCCCCGGTCCAAGCAGCGAGCCTGCCTCTGGGGGGAAACTTGGAACTCAGAAAGCCTCAAAGAAAAGATCCAAGAAATCGCGCAAAGGGACATCAAGCGGGACTCCAGTCCAGGGGTCCCCCTCAGCTTGATTGGTACCACAAATGGGGCAGTCCTGGACTCCTCCATGACCTTGGTTGTGGAGGCTGTCTGGGCGCGACTCGAGGCGCTTTCCCGAATAGAACTAAGCCCCGATGTGACTCCTCCTGAGTTGATACAACTAGGTCTTTGTGACCCAGTGCGTCTCTTCATAAAACAGGAGCCTCATCCACTCAGGAAAGTTCGGACTGGCAGGTTGAGGCTGATTTCATCAGTATCCCTGTTAGACCAACTGGTTGAGAGGGTTCTTTTCGGTTTTCAGAATAACCTCGAGATAAGCCGATGGAAGCAGTGCCCATCGAAACCCGGAATGGGTCTCACTTCTAAGGAGCAATCCGATGCGTTGTGGGACGAGCTGAAGTTCAAGTCCACCCTAGCCCCTGCGGCTGAGGCGGACATATCGGGATTCGATTGGTCAGTGCAACATTGGGAGCTAATGGCGGATGTCGAAATGAGAATTCGACTCGGAGACTTCAGCAACCTTGCTGCAAAGGCTGCTAGGAACAGGTTTACTTGTTTGTCGAACTCGGTTTTCCAACTGAGTGACGGCACCCTGATTTCTCAGGGACTACCAGGCCTAATGAAGTCCGGGTCTTATTGCACTTCGAGTTCAAATTCACGGATAAGATGCCTAATGGCAAAGATCATCGGTTCACGATGGTGTATAGCCATGGGTGATGATTCCGTGGAGGGTTGGGTTGACAATGCTGTAGAAAAGTATCATGCACTTGGTCATGAGTGTAAAGAATACTCAGCATGCGCCCGGACATACGTGAGCGGGAGCGGAGAACAAACCCTTCAAAAGGTTAATTTCTGCTCGCACGAGTTGTCCGAGGGTAAGTGTCATCTTACGACCTGGAGCAAAACGCTTTTCCGATTCTTCCATAGTACGGCTCCGTGCATTAGGAGCCTGGAAATGGAATTAGCGGGCAGCCCCCAGTGGCCCAAGATCTATCGGTACCTGCGTCGGGTGGGCTTAGCGCCCGACAAAGATGGCAAGGAAGAAGGGCAAACCGGCCAGCCAAGTAATCGTTTTGAAGGAGAAATCCCGGAAGAAACGACAGAAAAGCAGAGGCCAACAACCCACCAGACAGGTTACACCGGTTTCAGCGCCGGCCGCGATGGGGACCCAGATTACTTATCGGGGACCCCAAGTTGTAACTCAGTATGGTGACATCACCCCCGCCAAGAACTCTGGCTCTTTAGTACGCGTCACATCTAGTGCCACCGCTGGCACAGAGGTGAGCGGCACGGTGCTCTTTAACGTACGCAATGCGACTGAGCTACCGTGGCTATCTGGGCAAGGGTCCCGTTATTCGAAGTACAGGGTGAGGTATGCACACTTCACCTGGGAACCGATCGTGGGATCCAACACCAATGGCGAGGTGGCCATGGCTATGCTGTATGATGTCGCCGATACGACTAGTATCACCATCGAGCGACTGATGCAGACGAGAGGTGGAACTTGGGGACCTATCTGGTC